ACAGGGCAGAAACATCCGCGCCAGCATGTAGTGCTGTGCTGATGATGCCGGTGAACTCTGCAATAGCGTCTACGTCGTAGTTGTGGATCTGCGATTCAGTAACACCGCACACCTTGCCATCTTTGAACCAAGTGGCCCGAATCACAGCAAAATATTCGTTGCTCAGCTGCTCCTGGGCGAAAAACAGCAACTGCTTTCTCGGTGGGTGCGGCTTACGCAGCTTGTCCAGCCAGCTCATCTTCATCTGCCTCCGCTTCAGGCATTGTGGACTCTTCGCGCGGCTCAGGCTGTGGCTGCTCCATTTCAATCAGTCCACCATTCTGCGTGGCCTCGACCTCTTCCTCAACGTTGAATTCATCGCCCAACACCTCACCAGCAGACAGCTGGTTGAGCAGCGTTTCCTGTGTAATGGTGCCTGCGGTGTAGAGCTGCAGCAATGATTGGATTTCCTGCGGTTCGAGGCGCTGGCCTAGGAAGTCGCGGTTGATAAAACTGCTGCCTGCTTGTGTTTCCTGCATATATTCAGCGTGAAACTGCAAGCAGTTGTCGATCAGGTCTTGCATTTGCTGTGCAATGACCATCATGGTGCTGTCACCCTGACTGCGGTCAATGCGCTTAGCTTCTGCTGTTTCTGCGCTAAGCTTTTGACCAAGAACAGCGGCTAGGCCTAGTTCGTTGATTTGACTGGCAATTTGGTCCAGCCGTTGAAACTGTGCGCTGTAGCTGTTGCCCCCTGGCTCGATATATTCAGCTCGTGCCGTTTCCGGTAGCGCCATTGCCTCCCCAGGACCAGCACTGATTTCTTCAGCTGATTGCGGAAAACCATAAATGGCAAGCATTGGTACGGCACTGATGTGCAGCTGATTGTCGAGGTCAGACTGAACTTGATACGCCTTGAGGTTTAGCTCTGCGATGTCTGCTAGTGGTGGCCGCGACTCAAGAACACCAACGCGGTTTGAATAAGCAACAGCAAACGGAATATTGCTAAGACTGGTGCGCCCTTCATCAATCAAAACGAAGTCGCCTTTTTTGTCTTTTTGATGAATTTCAAATGCACCAGGGGTAAGCACCCGCACCTGTTGCACCTGCTTTTCACCGTACAAACCATCTGGTACGGTTATCTCTTCCATCAACCGCAACTGAATCAGCTGCTGCTTGCCGTCTTTAATCTCGCTTCTCCAGCCGAGAATGTCGCGTGGCGTGTATTGCGTCCAGTATGGTCGGCCGTTATCACCTGCTTTTGGCGCGTCAACAAGTACACCGACGTGTCCATAACGAATACACTTGCGCGCGGTTTCGTAAGTCCATACGTTCAAGTCGTTGCCTTGTAGGTCAACATCAAACAACTGCTCAGTAACCGTATCGCTTACATCTTCAAGCCGGACAGGTTTGCGGGTCAGCATGCCTGCCAACATCCGTTCGAGCCTGACGTAATAAGGCGCAAGTGTTGAGCGCATCAGTCTGTTGTCGTATGACTCATCGAGTTCTCTTGGCTCTTGCGGCAAATATGTTCGGTGCTTTTTTCTTACTCCGTATGTGCCTTGCAGCAGTGCTTCAATCAAAAGCCAATGCGGCTCCATGTTGACGTAAGCCGTGTTAGGGCTTTCGACGGTCGTGACGTTACCGATGCGTTGCCGACCAGAAAAGCCTGAATACACAGCTAAAACCCGCCCATCGCAATCAGTTTAGTAAAGCCTGATGCCAGTGCCCCGTCCAGCACGTTCGTGCAGGGGGTTAAATTCGCTGAGAATCAGGTACCCGAGTCCGTCAGTCCAGTGCTCGATGTTGGCTGATTTGTCGATCACATAATCCTCTGCACCTTGCTTATAGGTCACGTTTTTCAAGGCTTTGATGGTGTGTTTGCAACGAGGGTGAACGAACAGGCGCATTTGACCTTCCGCTGTACGAATCATCCAGTTTGTTGCGTTGATCTTGTCCTTGACGGCCCACGGAGCTCTAGGGCTGACACAGCCAAATCCAAATCGTCTGATGATATCGTGATCCGTTCGACCAGCCGATGACGTTTTTCTGGCTGATCCTGTTGGGTCTGGGTAGGCAATGATTTTTCGATCTGGGAAGCGTTGCTTGAGCATGGCGCACACTTCGTCCGTATTGGATTGCTGTACTGCCAGTTCATCCCAGATGTGCAACGTGTCGCCCACTCGGCTACCGAGGACACCTGCCATGATGCTGACGTTGAAGTCAGTGCCCCAGAAGATGGCATCGCCTGTGTCTTTAACTTCATCGCTGATGTTTTCATCGGTGAAGCCTGGGTAAACCCTGCCGGACAAAGTCTCGAAGCTGGCAAGGTATTCCTGACGAAACGTTCGCTCGTCCAGTGTTCGCTTGGCCGCCTCAACCTCTGCCGCAGGTACGTTTCCACCCTGAACGGTCGTAAACGAAAACGTTCGCCAATCGTTTTGATCCTGTGCTTGTTCCCATAAATCGTGAAACCAGTTCAGACCAGCTGGTGTGGTGATGAACCATGCAGGACCGCCTTGGTCAGATAGGGCAGGCCGCAAGACCATTTCCCACGCGGACTGTTTGACGTAAGCAGCCTCGTCCACCACAAGAGCACTGAGGCTCACACCACGAAGCGAGTCTTCGTTATCGGCACCACGCAACGCAATCTGCGCGCCATTTATGAATTCAATGCTGAGGTCGGATTCGTTTTGCTTCACCACCAGATCACGTGGAGCCATGCTTTTTAGTTGCCGCCACGCAATTTGTTTTGCCATCCGGTAGTTGGCCGTGACATACCAGTTCAAGCTTTCGGGCTTTTCGAGCGCCCAATTCAGTAATCGCGTGATGCACAGGTAGGTTTTGCCGAAACGTCGACCACTGCACAGCAACTTGAATCGTTCCTCTGCTTCATAAACTTGACGCTGTGGTTCGGTCAGATTGTTTTCTAGTAAGTTGACCACTTCGGCAAAGTCTTCCTGTCGGAAACAATCAATACCTTCTTCATCCAGCGTGATTGATCCTGAGGGTATGGCCGCAAGTATGCTCATCTAACCCATACCGAGGGTCGGTTGTTCCACAATTTAGTGTCTTTCGCGCTGTAACCTAGTTCTCTTGCATTTTTGCCGAACAGTCTGCCCATCTTTTTGGCCTCGACGATACCACCATCAGATTTGTAAAAGTCAAAGTGACCTGGTGATTTTGCGCCAAATGAATTTGCTGTTACCCATACGTTGGGGGAAAGCAATTGCAGCTCATTGAAATGACTGATTGGAGCTTCAAAATGCTCAAAATACTCTGATGCAAAAATCATTGCTGTTCGTGGTTGCTCTTCGAGCAGCTGGTCGTTTGACATAAGCTCATAGTCGTATCTGGCCGACATGATCTCGTTAATTTGCCACTGTGCAGTCCCTGGCAAGTTGGTACCGATAACACGACGCATCGGGAAAAGATACTTGAGTGCTGCTGTTGCAAACCCAAGCCCGTTACCTACATCAATAATCGCACCATCGCCGATCAGCATTTGCAGCCCAGATTCGCAGCATTTGTCGGTCAAGAACAGGTCGGACAAATACTGACGGGCATAAAAGTCCCAACAGCACCACGTATCAGCTAGATAGATGGGTTCTGCGTAAACAGAGTAGTCCGGGTTATCAGGCAAACTGTTGTACCACCTTTTTTCAATTTCCAGCAAAGCCGGATCAGCCTTCAGCCCTGACTTTCCATTTATACCCAGCAGCTGCATCGTGTGGTAAGCAGTGCGGCATATTTTTTCTGAATCGTTAAAGCCTGCTTGGCAAAGTAATTTATAGAAAAAGTTCAGCCCTCTTTTGCCTTTGAGCTGTAACGGGTTCATCTGTCCTCCGCTTTTCTTTCGATAAAAGAATTGAAGGCTTGTCTCTTTATAGCATTGCGTAATTGTATTTCTTTCTCGTCAACCAAATGCATTGATGAAACGAAAGTGCACTCTGTAATTCCATCCTCCGTAAGACACATTTCATAGCCTTGACCATCGTCGGTTGATCTCAGCTGCAGTGTCATTTCACGATTTTTGCCATCTTAGCCATTGTATTGATGCAGCCCAGCGCGGCACTGTATTGGCTTGCCTTTCTGGCCTCTTGGGCAAGTGTTGCAAGCTGTGCCATCAAGTCGGCTGTGAACTGACGCCGATCGATGTCCCAATCCTTGGCTGTGACTTCGTTTGCCCACTCTATGTACTTGTAGGCCTGTCGCCGGTCCAACCCCCACTCACGTGCGGCATAAGCCACACATTCTGAGTTGGGAACGTTGCGCGCCTTCAGCGCTGCCATACGAGCGATTCGCCATTCTTTTTCTTTTAAGGTGACCCGCTTACCCATCTTTCAGCCGATCGTTACCTGCTTGAGCTTAAATGACTCTGGCTGATAATCTGGATCTTTTACAAGTGGAACGTCCTTGAACATTTGCCAATTGTTTTTGATGTGAAAGTGTGGACGACCGTATTTGTTTTTGAGCTCAACGATACCAGGCCACCTTTGTTGCAGCGTCCTAGAACCGTAGGCTCTTGAGTCAAGATTTTGATAAGCGGTACTGTTACCGCCTTTGACGGTCATCGTTGCCATTTTTTCTGCGCCCATAAAGTTACAAGCGATAGTGCAATATTTGTGCGCCAGAGTTTGTAGGCATAAATCCACGTCTTCATTCCAAGGGCCACGCCAGGTAAATGGAAGCGAGTTCAGCATGCACATACAGGAGTAAATGTGTGTGTTTTTTCGATATGGTTTTTTGACTGTGCCTGGGATATTAAAGCAGTTGTAGTTTGGGCCGTAAACACCAACGTTCAGCCAACGATCACAAAATTTTCTACGATTCGTAGGGCTAGACCTGGATCAGTAGGCACCCGTGCTTTGCCGTTGAAGTATTTAAACGATCTGATGTTGTCGTCAATCTGCCAATGTCGTTTGTCACCGTTTGCCCTGGAGTGCTCAGTGATAAATACACGCGGTGGGAAAGAAGTGCCATTGTTTAAAAACGGAAGTTTAAGCAGATACTCCTCGTAGCCTGCTTGGCAATACTTGTCCCATTGCGTTTCATCGACAACTAAGTAAAAGGGTACGTCGTATTTCTTAAAAAGTGGCGGCGTAAGCATTGACTCATATCTGCCGTGCGAAGGAATGTAAATCGGATACCGAGTACGCATTACTGGTTGAGCAAGCATTTACGACAAACAGGATTATCTTGCCAAGTACCAGCGTTATGCGACTCACGCAGTGCCACCATTTTGTCCGAACTCCAAGCGTCTTCAAGCGACATTGAACTGATGTTACCTAAGGCCAGGCTTTTGCCGTAGAGCTTACAGCAGGGCAAAATATCGCCTTCTGAATCAACGACCAACTGCTTGTTGGGAAAGCTGCATGGTAATGGTTCTTTGGTTTCTTTAAGTGTAAGCCCCGTTGTTTTGCCCGGTATTTCATTCATCGTCTGAAATGTGACGACATCAACAATGTCTTTCCAGTAATCGTAAAACTGATCCGCCTCGTGAATGTTGAGCTGATTTTTCAGGAACGATACACGAACGATAGGAAACTTTTGACCAAGCGCGTTTCGCTCTTTTACGAGTGCCTTTACGTTTTCGACGATAGTTTCAAAAGCACCATTGCGTCTTTGTTTGTCGTATGTTTTTGAAGTGGCAGCATCGATCGAGACAAATATCTTGGTCACACCGGATGCTAGAAGAGACTGCCGTCTGGCGGAAAAAAGCAGGGATCCGTTCGTAACGAAGTAAACGTTGAGGATTCCTTTCGATTTAGCATAGGCGATCGCTTTTTCGAGATCACGCCGCAGTAGCGGTTCGTTGATGTAGTTAAGCTTGATTGATTTAGTACCAATTTTTGCCGCCTCATCTATCAGCTTTGTGTACGTTTCAAATTTTAACTCTGCGTGAATCCTGCCTTCGCCACTGCCGTGTATACAAAACGGGCACGCCATGTTGCACGAGCCGTTTAGTTCAAAATCGATTTGCAGTGGTGCGACAGGCGTGTTGTTAAATTTTTCTGCCGAATGCTGATCAGAAATATAGTCATCCCAAGCGACAGGATCTGTGTCTGGCGGGATGGCATACAAAGCATCCCTACCTCGTATGTCAAAAAACGAATTTGACATTAGAAAGGCTGCTCTGAGTCTTCAATATAAAGCTTGTCAGCAACCTTTGTTCTTTCCTTGACGGGCCACCAAAGGTTCTTAGTTTTATCCGTATGGCTGACGCCTAGTGTTTTGAAGAAATCGGCACGATCTTTTTCGTTTTCAAAGCTGACCACGCACTTGATCGGGTTATCCATAGGGCTGAAGTCAAGGCTGTTATCCCAATCCTCATCGTCTAGTTGTTTCAGTTCGTCCTTTGAGCGAGACACCATTAACAGTGCCTCAAGTTTTTGTTGATCGTATCCAGTGCCGAGCAGGTCATCGTCAATCAGTATTTTTTTCAGTACTTCTGTAAGCTCACGAGCATTGGCATCACCAATGTGCGAGATCTCGTTATCAGCCGTCAGCAGCTTCAGTGCTTTGACATCATTGGCTTCAAGACTGGTGCGAAGGCAAGGAACGGAGGCTAGGCCAAGAGACGTTGCCGCCTCAACCACCCCGTGCCCAGCAAGAATCGTGCCATCAGCGGCAATGATGATGTTGCGATAGATTCCGTGCTCCTGTATGGACTTTTTCAGATGCTCAAGCTGCGCTTCTGGGTGGGTCTTGTAGTTCTCTGGGTGCGGCTTTAACTGATCGATCGGCACCTGCTCGATTTTGGTGGTAACGAAGGTGTTGTAGTTGAGCAGTGAGTTGAGGTCTTCACCAAAGTCAAAATCACTGATCGAGCTGATTTCGTTTGCCAGATTTTCGTAATGCCAGTCGGACTGCTCAGCGATTTTGTTATCAGCGATGACATATGCTTTCTGTTCTGCTGCTGAAAGGCCAGATACAACGCGGACAGGAACAGACTTCAGGCCCAAGCGGCGTGCTGCCTCAAATCGACCGTGCCCGGCAAGGATCGTATTTTTATCGTTGACGATGATCGGCTGGGTAAAACCAAAGCGCTCGATAGCTGCGGCCAGGCTCTTGATTTGTCTATCTGGATGGGTTCTGGAGTTTTTTGCGTACGTTGAAATGGTGCTGATGTCCATTTCGCGGGTTTCGATTTCCAGCACAGCTATCTGTTTTTTTGAAATGGTAGCAGGCTAGTCAATATCAAAGGTTGTGTGTGGTTTTGGATCACAAGCCTGTTCGTAATCGAACTGTATTTCAGATTCGTATTTGGCGATTGCCCGACATTCGAGCAGATCCACCAGCTCAAACAAAAACGATTCGTCAGTCGGTTGGTTGCGTTGAGTCATGGATTGAAACGATTACAGCGGAAACAATGGCTTCCATGTGAATTCTTGAGATGCCGCTGTAAGTGCGACAAGCGGCTTCGACGGCATCACTATAAACAGTTTTACCTTTTTTCGGCCTTGAGTATAAAACGGTTTCGCGGATGTAGCTGCTGATGCTTTTATTTTCAGCGGCTGCGATTTCGTTAATCTTGCTTTTTTCTGATTCTGAAAAATAGCACTTAACAGGCTTTTTGGCGGCTGGTTTAGAAAGGGTCATCCGTTATGTCTTTGGACTGAACTGGAGTTGTGGTGAAATCGCGTGGGTCAGGAGCAGCTGCGGGTTTTTCTGGATGGTAATCCCTCAGCAGATTTTGATGCTGCACACCAATATAGCCATTAGAAAAAACATCAGGGTCAAGCAATGTGTTGAGTTTCCAGCTTTCCGTCATGGAATCAAGGTCATCTACAGACCAGTAGCCTTTGCTTACTCCGTGGTGCAAAGTCTTTCGTATCGAACCGACATCAAAAGCCTTCTGCATCTTTCCAATAGCGGGGGTTGAATAACTGATCTATTTTATACCCTTTTTTAAGGTGCGCTAATGCCCATTTATACACCGCTTCTTGCTCTGGTTCGGTGCGTCTTACCTGCTTGCATTTTCGCTTCAAAGCTTGTGGACAAAAATCGCGCCTCTTGTGAGGTTTTTGCTTTCCGCGTTTCTTGTACGTTTGCAGCTCGATTTGAAAAAGGCCTCCGCCCTTATCAACAATGACGTGAGCATCGATTTCTTTTTCTTCAAGATAGGCGCGAACGGCCATCACGTTGCCGAGAAAACTTTTGTGAAAAATCCAAATAACGTTTTGAAAGTGCTGCAAGTGGTCTCTTGTTCGCTGTTTGAATTCGTCGAGTTTTATGGGTGACATTTGCACTTCGACCGCAAGATGACCTTTGTATCCGTCGAAATCAAGGACTCGTAGATTTCCTCTATCAACCTCACCTGTGAGCTGTTTATGCAATTCTGATGATTCTGCAATACAGAAAGCTATATCCGGCTCACGAAAACTTGGGTTCTTGATGTATCGAGCCATAACCACTGAAAAGAGGTTTGGAATCCGTATGTCAAGTGTTGGTATTAGGTTTCGCTTGCCTTTGGCAAGTTCAGTGCAGTATTCGTCATGACGCGATTCTGTACTAGCACATTTGGTATTAACAGCCGCACCCGGCACATGCGTAAAGCAGCATTGCGAGTCGATGTATTGATCGTTGCGTGTATAAGACGTAGAACGCCGAAAATGCTTTTCCGGCGGAATCTGGCTGACGTCAATTTCTGACAATATTTGCTCAATCGGTCGCGAAACACCATGCTTTTCCTTATCTCTCTCTTTTATGCACTGAACACATCCAAACTTTTTACCACTGAACTTTTTAATTAGCTCATCTTCCGGATGCTGCCGCAGTAAGTCTTCGAGCCGGTAGACGTTTTTTGTTTCGAGGCAGATCGCCGTTTGGCTCATGGCACGAGCCTCCCAGCCGTCGCATCGCTGAAGCCGCCCTTAGCGGTGAAAACACGCCCTGCAGGGTGCTTGACCTGCTCTTGTGATGAATCACCCTTGTCAGCCGGTTTGAACTGCTCGTAGCGGCTACAGGACACGCTCGCCCATTTGCCATTGATAGCCAGCTGCAGCTGTTGCTCGACCACATCATGCCCATGCCGTTTCAGGAGCTTCAGCAGCTCGTTCATGAGCAGCGTCCAAGCGGTTGGGCCACGGCTGCCTTTTTTGAGCTTCCAGAACTCTCGAATCAGTTCTGCATGCCTTTCTAAGTCTTTATTTATATGGTTATTAGTATTAGTTTTCTTAGTATCACTATTTATAGAGCCCTGGCGGGCGGCTGGTTCTTCCATTATTTGGCTTTGCGCGCCGATGTAAACCCCTTGGGTGATCGCGGCTTCGATCAGACAGGCCGCAAAGTGTGGCATAGCCAGGGTTTCCGGCTTTGTTTCAATTAGTAAATCACCAATGGAAGGGGGCAAAACCACCCTGACCACCAGTGGTTGACCCTTTTCAAATTTTGGCAAAGTTTGTCATGGGATTGGATTACTTTTCAAACTTACCATGGTATTGTCATTTGGTAAACCATCTTGCAAATGCTTGAAGAGATCGAAGGCCTCGAGTTTTTTGAAGACATTCATCGGTACTCGTATCAAGGCGACTGGCTTCTGCACAGCGTCACCGGGGTTTTGTCTTTCGATATGAGCCCAATTGTGCGCAAACGAATCAACGAAACTCGTGATGGCGAAGACGGGTGGGCGCTGCGGGGCACCACCATCCATGCGGCGCTTGAGCAGCATCTGCTGGGTGAAGCAGAGGTCAACCCTGGGCGATATAAAGAATGGATTGATCCACTGCTGGATAACTGGCTGGTGCAAAACACCAACCCGATAGCTGTTGAATATCGCCTGTGTGATCCGCGCATTTCGCTTGGTGGATCCTTCGACTTTCTGATTCAGTACAAGGGCAAAACGATTTTGGGTGATCTCAAGACTGTCAGTACGGCTGCTGCGGTGGAATCACGCAAAGCCGCGACAGCGCAACTTGGTGGATATTTGAACATGATGAACTACCACCATCCACGTCTTTGGATCGATCGATGCGTCACCTTGGTGTCAGGGCCGGGTGTGGCAAAAGTAATCAGCTCGGATCCTGGCGAATGTATTAACGCCTGGGAAGATGCTTGGGGCAAATACTCTGTAAACCTTGAGGTCAAGGAGCCGTTCTGATGTTGCGACAAAGCTCTATTGATTACGTGGTTGGGCTTATCAAGCAGCTACGAATCGATGACCCGAAATACTGCGACAAGTGCCAGCAGGAGTTCAAGCAACAGTTCGGTTGCTTGGCGTCACCCAGCTACAAGTGGACTGACGAATCGTGGTCTTTCTGGCTGCACAAATGCGGAACATGGCGGGTCGAAAGTATGCGGATTGTGAAACGAGATAAGCCTTACTGGTAGGTGGTATACAAGTCAGGGTTTTTGGTATACCATAGTTATGTCAACAACCCCAGGGCATTTCAAATGACCATCGATCAACAGATCTCTGACCTCAAGGTTCTTCTCAATCAACTCGAAACCGAATACGCGCACACCATCGCTTCTGGTGATTGGGTGGCCTGTTCAGCTGCAAAAGGTAAGGTTGCCAAGGTTCGCAACCGCATCGGCAAGCTCATCAAGGTCCGCATGGGCATGGCCTGATTTTTATAGGTGGTATCACGAAAATGAACATCTTCTATACCAGCAGCAACCACCACGAGGCTGCTGTCACCCTGTGCGACAAGCACATTACCAAGATGCCTGTTGAAACGGTTCAAATGCTTGTTTCAGCCTTGAACCGACACAACATCGACCATCGGGTTATGACCAAAGATGGCAAGCTTCACAGAGGCGGATACAAGCATCATCCCTGCACTGTTTGGGCTGGTGAATCACGGTCAAACGCTTTTTGGCTCATGTGCCATGGGTACAGCCTGTGCTCAGAATTTGGCCTGCGTTTTGATCACATGCATTTTGCCTTTCAGCAACTGGGGCAGGTTCATCAAGTCGTGAATTTACTTCCGGATACTGGCTTTACAGAGCCATACCAGGCAATGCCAGATGAACTGAAAATCCCAGGTGATCCAGTCGCTGCTTACAGGCAGTACATGCAGTTCAAGGTCAACAGCAAACCATCTGTTTTTACTTGGCGCAACGCGCCACATCGCAAACCCGCTTGGATCTCCTAATGCAAACAGTTCAAAACTTGACCGAAGAAATCATGGCCCTGAAGCTACAAATGCGATCTTTGCAAGCGCAGATCGATGAAAAAGTTGACCGCTTTTATCGTCATGTAGCTAACGGATTGGTTGACGACTACAAAACAGAAGACAGTGCTTTTCAGATCGGGTCTATACGCGTAAAGCCTGTTCAAACTCAGCGATGGTCATACAACAAGCACACGAAGTACCAGATCAAAAAACTGCAAGAAGAGGCACAGCTTTTAGGCTTTGCCGAACTGACCACAACCACATCATTCAGGTTCACTGATGCAGCCGATGCAAGTAAGATTTGACGTTATCGGGCGCCCAGCTCCGCAGGGCAGTAAAAATCAATTCGGTGCCGAATCCAGTCAGTTCGTTAAGCCGTGGCGAGTTGACGTGAAATATGCCGCGGCCAATGCTGTTGGGCCTGACTGGAACACTGAAGGTCCAATCGCGCTTGACATCACTTTCAAGTTTCTTCAGCCCAAAAGCCACTTCACCTCTAAGGGCAAGCCCAGCAGTAGCTGGACCAAGTATCCAATCGGCCGCAACAAGGGCGACATCGACAAACTTTGCCGCAGCACGCTTGATGCTTTAACAGGCGTGCTGTTCGACGATGATGCACAGGTGGTCTATCTCATTGCAAAGCGCCAATGGGATCGAACCGCTGGTGCTTCCATTTCCATTTGCCATCTTTGACAATGCGTGAATTCAACCGATTCCTCGAAACTGATACAAACTATCAGTTGATATTGACCCGACACCAAAAAGTTCATACTGAGGTCAGAAACCTCAGTTTTGAAATTATGCGTGAGGCTCGCAAGATCAACGGATTGCTCATGTCTTTTGATTTATTGCTTGAGAAACTTACTCAGCACGAATGTGTTGAAGAAGGCGATAGTCGAGATAAAGACCTTTTGCTTTTGACCGCCAACGATTCTGATGGCTGGTACGGAACCATAAACATGACGCTTGACTTGATTCGCGATCAAATTGTCGAACAGTGCAACCAAGTGGTTTTGGCAAAACACAATTACGAAAAGGCCAAGGAGAGTGCATCACATCACTGCACAAGTCTCAGTGCTGCGAGAGATGAAGCAGAAAAACGTTTCAAGAAACAGCAATCTGATAAAGCCAAAAAGTAGGTTTACAGGTGCGGGAGGGTTGGTATACCATGGTTAGGTCAACAACCCCAACCTCATTTCATGACTGAATTTCACGTAAATCTCCGCAACGCCAATCAGCCTTGGGAACGATCAATTCTGGCTCGATTCTCAGGCAGCACTGCGGAGCAAGATTCATATCGTTACGCCGTTGAATTTTGCGGCGGACCAGCAAACTGCTCAATCACTGAGGCAGTCAAATTTTTGGCAAACGCCAAACCATTTGAAAACGCAACCATCGACATCACCTGCGCTCAAACTTTCTGAACATGACAACCATCATTCGTAAACACCGCCCCATACTTCCTGGCGAATCCCTACCGCCGAAACCTCCTGCATGGAGCAAACCGCAGCCGCAACTGCCCAAAATCTGAGGGTATACAAATCGGCTGATTTGGTATACCATAGTTCTATCGACAAACCCCACAATGGATGCTCTCTCTCAATCCCTGAATCTCAAGGACTGGCTCGAATGGACCGAGGACTACATCAGCAAGCCTCAGCCGGTCAAAGTTCACTACTGCGAGGCAAAGGATCCCAAGACGAATGAACTCGTCTGGGATGACTACCT